GGGCCGGCGTTGGGGAGGATTTGTAGCAGTTGCTTTTCATTTATAGGCATTGGCCCTCCTAAGTAGCTTGCTTACATCCTAGGTCGACGAAGTTTTTCTGCTTCAAGCGCAATGCTCACTGCGGATAAAACAACGCCCCGTCAGTGCGGGGCGTTATCCAGCCATCGTCTTCTGAGCATCAGGCTCCGAGGGGGGCGTAAAAATAAAAGGCTGTGCTGGCGGGTCGGGCCACTCGACAGAAAGAGGAAACCCTGTTTGAGACTCTATCTGCGCAAGACTTACCCGGTAAGCTCTCCAGGCATTAAATTCCGCTTCCAATCCGGCAATACTGGCTACCTGTTGATCGTTGGCCTTATTAAGCTCAACAGCATCATGGATTATTTCCAACGTCATTTGCAGGGCGTTGATTTTTGCGGTTGCCAGCGCTGAGGCCGAGCCCCGTTTCAAATTGACAGAAGCTTGAATTTCCAGCTCGGTCGGTTCACCAATATCACCAAACTCTCCCGCCACGGCCAGTTGATAAATTTCTCGCCCATGGGCAACGATATCGTCTGGCGATGCCGCAAACGGAATTTCACCCAGCGTGTCTTCCGTTTCTACAAAAATGACATCCAGAGTGACAACGTTATGTTCAACATTCCAGCGTGGGTTACGCGCACTTTTCAGAACAGCCATATCAGGAAATCCTCATGCAAACAGTGACCGAGTTAGCATCATTTAAGTTTTTGTCCAGGACAAAGCCCATCAATCGCCATGTGCCTACCGGGGCACCCGTGGCATGACCAGACGTTGCAGAATACAAGCAGGATGAACCCGCGACAGCTTCACCCGGATTACCTGAAGTACCGGTATTCCCTCCTCCTATCAACAGAAGTGCATAGGTTCCAATACCGCCAGCCTGCTGCGCCCCTATGTTGGGCATGAGATTGTTCTCGGTCATGATCCGGCCCCAGTCAGTATTGTCTACTGTCAGTCTGGGTTGAGCGCCATCGTAGCCAATTCTGATTAGGTTACTGAGTTGCCCAACGCCGGTGCCTTGCTGAACCGGAGTGAAGCCAAGTCGCGGCTGCAGGTAATAAACCGTGCCGTCCACTGTTCTGCGCATATAAGGAAGGTTTACGTCATTACCGGCAAAGCCTATATTGGTTATGGAGTCCGCCAAAGGTCGCTGTGAGTCACGCAGATCACTTTCAGCCTTTGTGTAAGCATCGGCGATACGTTACGAAGCGAGCGTTGTACCCCAGTTAGCCTTGGTTGTCGGGTCGAAATTCTTGGCATACCAGAGATTGCCCATATCGGTTTCATCAACGGTCGCTTTAAGACCGTTGTCCGACCAGCCTATCTTCACAACATTATTGAGTTGACCCAACCCAGTGCCCTGCTGAACGGGCGCGTAAAGCAATTTAGTCTGAAGCCAGCAGGTAGCGGAGTCAGAAGAACGTCGCATGTAGGGCTGTCCCAGAACTCCGCCTGCAAGCCCCACGTAAGAGATGGCATCGGCTAAAGCCCTGCTGTCCAAGCGCGTGTCAACTTCACTTTTGGCATACACCTCAGCCTTGGTGTAAGCGTCAGTAATTTTATAAGACGCCAGCGTAGTGCCCCAGTCAGCTTTGGTGGCTGGATTAAAGTTGTTCGCATACCAGATATTGCCAAGATCAGTAGCGTCGACCATCGCCTTGAGGCCGTTATTCGACCAGCCGATCTTTACCTTGTTGTCGAGCTGGGCTGTACCACCGCCTTGTTGTACCGGAGTAAAACCCAGGCTCGGTTGCAGGGAAACCAAGGCACCATCGGACTCACGGCGCATGTAAGGCGCATCAGGCTTGTTATTGGCCAGTCCTACATAGGTAATGGAATCGCGCAGCGGCCGCTGAAGATCGCGCAGATCGGCCTCGGCCTTGGTGTACGCATCCGAAATACCATTACCGCTGAGTGTTGTCGGATTGCTCCCCTCTTCCACCTGCCCATATTTATTGACCTTGACCCTCGTGTAATCAGCCGCGGCCACACCACTGCGTCCCAGCAGACGCTCGAACGCAAGGTCAGTTGTACCCAGCACAGGCACTGTCGTATTGACCAGTTGCCATACGGTGCCCGCGTTCTTCGTGCCGGCTTGCACCGGCACCATATGACCCGGCGTGCATTCGGTGCTTTCGTTCGCATCCTGCGCACGAGCCCAGGCGCCTGCCGCGGCCACATAAATCCAGTTCTGCGACGCAGTGTCCTGATTCTTGACCAGCACCCGATCGCCGGCCACCAGTGTGACGTCATCGATGGTCTGCAAACCGCTCAGCCCAATGGAGACTGTCGTGGCGCAACGCACCGATTTTTTGTAATCGGATGCTGCCAGGCCAAGGATGGCCCGGTGCAATTGAGTGACATCTTCCTCATTCGGCACAAGGCCAGCGCCGAGGATGACGTTCAAAATCTCCTGCGTCACCGAGTTGCCCCACTGCGCCGGGATCAGCGAACCAGGTGTGCCGGTTGCTGGGTTTTCATCTACAAACTTGCCGCTTGCCAAGCCTACGCCCGGCACACTCTTGGGATAATCCACATTGTGTTCCTCAGTTGAAGTTTACGAATTCGACGCTGTGCGCCGGTGCTGCTCGACGGATCAAACATTCGATTGCGAGCCCGGGGTTGACCCCGAACCGCTCTCCCCAGTAGCTGGCCCCAAAGCGTCGGCCCAGGCGCTGGCGCCCGCCGGTGTTCAGGGTCCACATGAATTGCGCGCTCCAGGTGCCGAAGTGCGCCTGGCCAAAACGCGAACGCCCCATACGGGGCGCTCGGTGTTCGGTCACGGTGGCATCGGGGTAGCCCTGGCTGATGGCAATGTCGATGTAGAACGCCGCGTTCTGCCCTCCTGTCGCCACAAGCCGCTGGCGCACTGACAAGCGTCGGTCTGCAAACAACGGTTTGAGCCCCAGGCACGGATCAGGCAGGTTCATCACCCGCTCCCAGTCCGGGACCAGCTCACTGACGGTGGCGGGGTCCATCTCGTTGAGCAGGTCGAACGCGCGGCCATCGATGCGTGCGAACTCGCGGGACAGGCCGGTAATGACCTGCTGCAATTCCGGCACCCGCTCCGGATCCCACGCGGGACCGGGTGGCAACAGCGCCTGCAGTTGTCCGGCGTAATGTTCGGAAGTTCTTATGACGACCATTGAATACCCCCGAACGTGAGCAACTGGTTGGCCGCAGCAGTAACGTTGGCCACGGGTGAAACCAGCACATGATCGGTTTCGCCTGTCGCGCGGCTGATGGCCTCGGCGATGTGCGTGAGCAACAGGGTTTCGCCCAGTCCGCCCTCACGGTTGTGCAGGTCCAGCAGTTGCGCTTCGACCGCCGCCCGCACGGCGGAGGTATCCGGGGTGAGCCGGATGGTGTAGACCACCGGTTTCTGCACCGGCGCCAGCACATACACGTCTGCGGTGACCGGACGCAGCGGCTCGATATACGCAGCGACCGCAGCCAGCTGCTCGGCGTCAGGAATGGGATCGGCCTGATCGTCACGCATGAAGAACACCGCCACCGTGCCCGGCCCCATGAAGCGACGCACACACCAGGCGCGCGTCACGCCCGGCACTTCCAGCGCCCAGGTCACGTAGTCGTCCTGATTGCCGCCGTGAGGAATGACCCGATAGGAACGCACCACACGAGCACGCAACGACTCGATACTTTCCTGCGCGATGCCGCCGGAAAGACCATCGCCGATGACGGTGAACGTACTGTCGATACCTTCGACCGGTTGCACAGCGGTCATCGCCAGACCGGCATCCGCATTACCGAGCACGCCTGCATCCACTGCTTCGACCGTGGTTGTGTTGTTGCCTGCAACCGTGGTGACGCCTTTGGTCACGCGGTAGAAGCGTCCATCACTGAACTGCAGCACAGTGTCCGCATCCAGCACCGCGCCGGCTGCAGCGGTAAAGCGCACCGTGCCGGTAGCGGCCTGTGCCACCTTGCGCGGTTGCCTCAGGCGCAGGATGGCCTGCCGCTCGAGGGTTTCCTCGTCGGCGGTGTCCGGCAGAATCTGGTCGGCGATCCAGTCCTGATAGCCGTACAGTCCGTAGGCCGCGCCGCTGTGCGCACGGGACAATACCCGAGCATCGGACTGACGCAGCGCTTCGTCGGCGAGGTCGACCTGGGTTCGGTTGATCAGCGCCGGTAACGTAGGTGTTTCAAACGGCATAAATCACCTGCCACTGTTCAGAAGGGTTGAAGCGCACGATCTGACCGTCCGAAACGACCAGCTCGACGCCCAGGTTCAGGCGATTGCTCTGAACCTGTTCGGTAAGGATGTTGATGTTGCTGACCTGACCGTCGTCGATCAGCCAGGCAAGCGCTTCGCGCGCATAGAACTCGGCGTCGCGCTGGGTCTGCGCAGTGAGCCGGACCCTGCGCAGCAGCCACAGCCTGGAGCCGATACGGTCATTGGCCTGTGCCGGGTAGGTGTCGCCCCACCAGCCATAGCGCTCGGCATCGTCGAACGGGTCGTCCGCTTCGGCACGCCGCCAGGTGAACAGGCTGATGACCACCGAGCGCAGCAAGGACGCCTGCAGAGAGCCTTCAATAATCATCCGGCACCTCCAGCGGGCGGTCCGCTCTGGCCGTTACCTGCCTGAACACCGCCATGCAGATGGCTGATCTGACTGATGCCAGCGGCAAGCTGGTCGCCTTTGGAAACAATCTTTCCGGTCTGGGTGATCTGCGGTGTGTCGAAGTTCACCGCTACCGCGGCCTTGATGTTCAAGGTGTCGGTTTCAATGTCGATGACCTTGCCGCGCTTGAGGTGAATCTTGTCGCCCTCGTCGGTGTAGATCGCTACTTCGCCCGACTCCAGGCCCTTGAGGCGATAGCGCCGGTCGGCCACCACCAGCAGCAGACCGTGCGACCGGTCGCCACCAATGAAGGCGGCGATGCCCTCGGCGCCGGCCAGCGGGTTGCTGGTGAAGCCATAGGGTTCGAAGTGCTCCATGTCGTCCTTGACCTCTCCGGCGGTGAGGCGCATTTGCAGCGCCTGCATTTTGCTGCTGGCCCTGGCGAGCACCACCGTGCCACGCACCAGCATGCGATTGAGTAAGCTCATGAGGTTGTTTCCTCGTCGATGGGCAACAGCCAGGAGTAAGCGTCCTGATTGACCTGCACCTTGCTGCGCTTGTTGGGGTCACCTGGCTCGGCCTGGAAACCTTCAGGCGGACCGACCACCAGTGTGGTGATCGTGCCTTGGTCGCTCAGCGAGTAGGTCACGGCTGAAATCAGCATGTTGCGGCTTGTGAAACCGATGACCGGATCAATCACCCGGACCATGGTGTTGTGCCGCCAGAGCGCCCCGTTGGACTGCCGCCAGCCCTGGACCTTGTAGGTGGTGAGCAGTGCCTTGCCGGCCCGCTGACCACGCTCCCAATTGGCGCGACTCAGGGCGAGCTTCGGTGTGATCGGCGCATCCTCATGAACGACCAGTACGCGAAGACGCTTTTTATGCGCGGGGTCGTCATGCCGGTCATCCGTGACTTCTGCCGAGACCTCCGACGACTCCTTGCCGAACGTCTGGTCATTACCGGTCTGTTGACCAATGACCCGGTATTCGGAAAAAAGCCCGGAAAAGTCCCGCGCGATGACTGCGCTCAACACATTCTTGCCGAGTTCGAGCGCGTCTGCGCTCTGCCCGCGACTACCCGGCCTGGCCAGCACCACATTGCCGTATTCGTCATCGGTGGAAAAAATCCGGAACAGGGTCAGCAGCCGGTCAATGGACTTGAACACGGTTTCGGCAGGCTCGATGGTGTGATCGGCCATCTTCGAGGTCTCCGGTATTTCGCTGATCACCGACAAACCATAAGGAGCAGCCAGCGCTTCAACGATCTTCAACACCCCCACCTCCTTCCACTGGCTCGGCCTGTTGATGGCCGAGCAGTCGATAAGGTCGGCGGTTTTCGAGCGTCCGGAAATCTTTAGCGTGATTTGCTTGCCGTCATAGCTGATCGGCGCGGCAAACACCCAGCCGGTCAGAATCAACTCGCCGCCGATACGTACTTCGCACGCTGCGCCGGGCGTGATCGGATGCGAGATTTCAGTGCCCGGCCACTGCCAGGTAATGCTCACGTCAAAGCTGCGCGCCTGACGCTCGATCCCGGCAGAGATTTCCACCGACTTCCAGCCGGCATAGTCATGCTCGTCAACCGTCAGGGTGACAACGTTAGGGTCGATCATGGGTCACTCCTGTGCGATCTTCAGCGTGCCTGGCGGTACGAAACCCGGGTGGGCCAGCCGATTGCGCTGCACCATTTCCTGCGCCCGGCTGGCGTCACCGAATCGGCGATAGGCCAGCACCAGCGCGGGCAAAGGCTCGGAGACCTTCATGTCCACCAGACGTACACCGGAGGCCGCCACCGCGTTGAGGTGCCTGATCAACGCCTGACGCAACGTGTTGAGCGCCAGGTAATGTTCGGGATCGGCTTTCAACGACGCTTCCCAGATGGCCGAACTCAGCGTGTCGCGCAGTTCGATGACGTCATCGGCAACCGGCACATCCACGCGTTGCAGGGCTTGCGTCACCTGCTGATCAAGCGAGGGCACCACGTTGAGCGGCGTGACCGTCGTCGCAATCGGCATGCTCGCGACGATTCTCGCCACCTTGACCAACAGCGCATCCTGAACCAGGTTGGCAGTGGCCTGAGCCGTCACACTGGTATCACGACCGCTGCCTTGGCTGACCAGATTGATACCGGACACCGCCTCTGCCTGTTGTGTGGCCTCGGAAATCACAGACCGGTAATCGACCGTTTCAACAGAAGACGCCCCACCGTTGCCGCTGGACCTTGATGCAATCCTGTTGGACGTGCCGCCGCTATTGCCGCTCGCGGAAGCGCTTGCTGAACTGCCGGTGACCGAGCTGCCGGAACTGCTGGTGCCGCTCGCTCTTCTGGCTCGTTGGCTGTCACCGTCGAAACTGGCGAAGAACGTGGTAAACAGCGTGCTGACCGTCAACGGCGCATTGACCAGCGAATGCACCAGCGCGGTGATATCCGAATAGATCGCCATAAACGGTACGAACTGCCGCTGAATGGTCGCGAACACACCCGACAGGGCGCTGCGCAGCGCCTGAATGTTGATACGTACCGCGTCCACTGTGGCCATCACCGAGCGGTAGCGCCTGAGCGCCGAATCCAACAGGCTCTCGGACGCGCCCAGCAACTGCCGTCGCGTATTGAGCGTCGACACGGGAAACTTGAGCGGGTTGGCCGGATAGAATTTCAGGTCCAGCCGGACGAGTCCGCCTTCGCTCAGGTTGTGTGTCACGCCGCACTCGCCAACCTGAACCTGCACGCGACCCAGCCAGGGATGTACCAGCTCGCCGGCACCTTCCTGCTCCAGTGCCTGCAGCAGTCTGTCTCGCTGTTCGAAACAGTCGGGACCGACAATGAACCCCGTCAGCGTATGAACTTTCGACTGTTTGCCCAGCGACTCGAAATAAGGCTCGTCGCGCTGTGGAAACTCATGCAACTGCCCCTTGCGGCCTGCCGGGACGACGGCTTTTTCAATGAAAAAACCGACGCCCCGAAAAGACGCTGGCAACAGGCTGTCACGCCATGTACTCATGATCCGGCTCCTGCACCGAGGGTTCGATAACCGACGTTTGGCGATATCGTCAAACCCGGCTGGTTGGTTTGCACTTGTCCGGCGCGCATGCCCGGCGGCGCGTTTTCAAAGCGAATGTTGAGCTCGCCTTCAAGTCGCGGGCCGGCCCCGGCTGCGCCCTGTTGCAACAACAGGCTGCCGGGCGCCAGCGGGGTGGGTACGCCGAGCAATTGGCTGGTCGACGGCACGCCAGTGGCCTGATTGAGCAACTGCTGATTCATGCGAACGTTCTCGACGGCACCGGCCGCCAGAAACGCACCGGTCCCGCCGCCCGGCCCTGCGTTGCGTATCCGCTGTTCTTCCGCGAACTGATTGGCCTTCTCGGTTGCCCGCTGCAGCACGGTCTTATCAGTGTCGCCACCAAACCAGCTCATGATCGGTTCGATGAATGGCTTGATGTCCGCCCACAGACCTGCGAACCAGGTTTTGATCGGCTGCCAATTCTCGATGACCATGCCCAGCGGCGAAAAACTGAACAGCGTTGCCAGCACATCGGTAAACGGCTGCGCCTCGGCCTTGATGGTTTCCCATAGCCCGGCGAAGTACTCGGAGATTGGCTGCCAGTTGGCCACGACCATGCCCAACGGCGTCCAGGCGAACAGCGTCTGCAGGAAGTCGAAAAACGGGGTTGCCAGCGCCTTGATAACGTCCCAAAGCGCAGCAAAGAACTCGGACAGCGGTTGCCAGTTGGCGACGATCATACCGAGCGGCGTCCAGGCGAATTCCGCCTTTAGTACGTCCCAAAGCGCCATGGCCGGCCCACGAATCGCTTCCCAGACAGCTTGAAAATAAGGCGCGACGGTCGACCAGTTGGCAATCAGAAGACCTGCCGCCAGCGCCAGGCCGCGCACGATCAGGGCCAGCGGTGACAGGCCCATCACCGCGCTAAGTACGCTCATGGCGGTCGTCGCGGTCATGACCGCAACTTGCAATACACCGAACGCAATCGCAGCGGCCACCACACCCTTGATCACGCCAGGGTGTTCGGCCGCCAGCGCGGCGACCTGAGAAATCATCGGCCCGATCACGGCCATTGCTTCGTTCATCGCCGGCAGAAACATACTGCCGATGTTGATGCCCAGACGATCGACACGGTTGGTCATCTCTTTGATGGCCGTGGCCGTGGTCTGCGAGTTGTCGGCGAATTCCTTCTCGTTAGTGCCGCTGTTCTGCACGCCCTCGCCGACCTTGGCCAGGTTGGACCTGAGCACATCCAGATTGGCCAGCAGTGGCGTGATAGCACCCAGCGATTCCGCGCCGAACAATTGCGTGATGACATCCGACTGCTTGCCAGGGTCAACACTGGAGACCGCCGTCAGGACCTTTTCAATGGTCCCGGACGGGTCACTCTGCATGCCTTGGGTCAGCTGGTTGACGTCGAGCTGCAACGCCTCGAACGCCCCGGCTTTCGCCGCGCCCCCTTCGGTCAACGACTGCATGAATCGCTTCATACCGCTGGCGGCCACATCGGCCGGCACATCGACGCTGGCCAGCGTGGCGCCCATTGCCGCCAGTTGCCCGGAGGCCATGCCCGCAACCGGCCCAAGCGGGCCCATTGCAGTCACCATGGTGGCGATTTTCTTTTCTAGGTTGTTGCCGCCGAGCACGTTGATCTTCTCGGACAACGCCGCGACTTGCGGTTGGGTCATCTGGAACGATGAGCGCCACGAGGCCATCATGTCGCCCGACTCGGCCGCCGTCTGATCGAATGCGACACCCATTTTCACGGCATCGCTGGCAAACCCGGTCAGTTCTTCACGCGGTACATTGGCCTTGGCACCGGCAGCAACAATCGCCGCGATGCCATTGGCGCTTTCCGGCAGCCGTTCACTGAGGTCCAGAATATCGGACCCCATCTGCTGGAACTGCTGCGGTGTTTCAAAGCTTACCGAGCGTTTCACGCCGGCCATGCTGGTCTCGAAACCGATCGCTGCCTTTACCCCGGCAATCAAAGGCCCCGCCAAAGCGTTGTCCGTGACTGCCTTACCAAGGTCTATGGCCCCCAGACTGGTCTCGAGGCCTTTGACATTGTTGCGGATAGTTGCCAGCGTTGGAGACAGCTGGTCGACGCCGGTAATCAGCGTTCTGATAGTGTCTGCCATCACTCCCCCTGCAGGATCTGGTTGATGCGTTGCGCCTGCAAGATCGATTCGGTGATGACGTCCAGCTCCCTGGACATCATCAGTTCGGGATCGGTCTTCCAGAAGTACGCGAGGTCGTAAACGACGGCGATCAGTCCTTCAAGGTTGCTGATGCCGCTGCCATGAAAAAACTCGCAACCTTCCAGCTCAACGTATTGATGTCGCACAGGTCCATCTGATTGACCGACGAGGGCGGGATGCCGGCGCAGACGGCGATGTACTTCGCCGCCACGTCCAGATCCAGGGAAACTTCCTCGTTCTTGTCGATCCTGTACGGCAGAGCCTTGATGGCCCGCGCTTCCTGCGCCGTAGGGCGCCGGAAGGTCAGTTGCGAAAGGGTTTCGCCGTGCGCTTCGATCGGGCTGGCCAGGTCGATGACTTCACTCATTGCCAGCTCCCCTGATTGCCGTCGAATTGCAGTTCGATGGTGCCGTCGTCAGCCTTGCTGCTCGGCTCATCGACCAGGTAGGCGCCTGACAGGACGTAGGTCTTGCCGTTCTTGAACTCACAGGTGATGGTCATGTCCACACCGGTAGTGAGCAGCTTGAGCGGCAGATCCGCGGTATGCACGGCGGTGAATTTCAACCAGGCGGCCTTTTCGGTTTCCTTGTAGTAACCAGGCACGACGGTCTCGCGCTTGATGTTCATCAGAGGCGCTTCGCCGCCGCCGCTGATGGTCAATTGGGTGCCATCCACTTTGATGTAGCAGGTACCCGCAACTTTCTGACCCATGTTGTTTATCTCCAGAATGAAAAAACCCGCACGAGGCGGGCTTGAAAGGGTTGGTTAGGCTTATGCCGCTTCGTCGTACTGCAAGCGGAACTGGTTGAGCAGCGCGAACACGCGCAGGCCGTTGATGTAGTCAGGCGGGAACATCACGTTCACGCGGCTTGGGTCATTGCCGTCACGCTCGACAATCAGGTGCTGGGCGAACGTTTCGGCGTTCTCCACATGACCCTCTTCTTCAAGACGTGCGTATTGCGCAATCAACTCGCCACGGATGGTGCTCGGCGTGATGATCGGCTGGCCGGCACCGAAGCGCGTGCCATCGTTGGCCAGCTTGTGGCGGCCGTACTTGCTGGTGATGATGCCTTGCAGACGACGGATGATGAACGCCGACTGGTGCATGGTTTCACTGTCCAGGTACGAGTTGTCAGCCTGGCCGTAAGCGTTCTTCTGGTAGGTGGTGATCGAACGCTGAATGCGTACGTAACCGCCTTCGTAGTACGCCGTGGCGATGCCGTAACGCAGCAGCGACTCACGCTCGGTCAGGGTGAAACGCTGACTGGCCGGAGCCGGATCGATGCCAGGCATGGTGCCGCTCTGGGTCGGACGGCTGGCGTCGGCAGAAATGAACACCGCCGTGCGCGCAGCCAGGGCAGCGGCTTGCAGCCAGACCGGTTGCGGCACACCGTTTTCGACACCCTGCAGGGTGATGTGCTGATCGTTGCGCAGTTGACCTGCGGCCACCAGCGTACCGACCGTGCCGCGCTTGGCGCTGTAAACGTGACCGTACAGTTGACGGGCCCAGCTCCAGCGACCGGTGCTGTCGTCCATTGCCGCTTTCCAGGCATCCAGCGTGGCGGTGTCGGTCCAGGGCATGCAGATGAACTCGAACGGCTCATCGCCCAGCGCAGCCAGTGCCTTGAGCTGATCAGGCGTACCTACGCCACCAGTCATGGCGGTGACTGCCGCCGTCAGGTCGGCAGGAATGACTTCGCCATTGGTCTTGCCCTGGCGATTGAATTCCAGCTGGATGTCATTGCCGCTTGCCCCGCTCCATTTGCAGGAAAGGGTCAGCACACCCGCTTCGACAGCCGCGGTGATCGGCAGATCAGGTGTGGCGTTGATTTTCACCGACAGTGCCGTGGCCGCCTGGGCAGCGGTTGCGCCGTTAACGACAGTGGCCTGCACTCGCATGCCGCCGACATACAGGTTCAGCAGACCGGCTTCGGTCGCCGCCCCGCTGAGGGTGACTTTCGCGCCGGCCTTGGCGCCTTCGGTATTGAGCAGCGGCAGGCACCAGACTTCGCCGGTGGGGTCCGCCTTGCGCCAGGTTTCATACATCGAGGCCAGCATGGAGCCCTGACCGCCGATGTTTTTCGCCAGCGCCACGCTCGGCACCAGCACCAGAGAACCCAGTTCGGGGCCGGACACATCGTCGTTGACCTGCGCAACGATCAGTCGACGCATGCTGGCCGACGCGCTGTTGGCGGCCGAATTGTCCATCTCCGCATAAAACAGCGGCACGCGAACATCGGATGGAATGTTGTTAAAGCTGATAGCCATTGTTTGGCTTCCTCTTGGTTAAGCCGTGAAGGCTTGATGGGTGGTGGTGGATTGCTCGGTTTGAAGGGTGATGTCGCCGTCGTTCTGACGACGCTGCCACCAGGCGTTGAAGGTCACCTGCCGACCTTCGACGGGCAGCAAATCGCCCGCCTCCGGATCCGGCACAGTGCGGCCCTCGGCCGGTACTACAGTGATGCGTTGAGTCATGGGGTTACCTCTGCTGTGAACTTCGCTTCGATACGGCCATCAGGGCCGGGGGATTTCAGGTTCGGATCTGCGGGGTCAACGCAGTCCATCTCGAGGGTGGCGCCGGTAAATCCGGGCAAACCGTCCAGATACGCTTCATGCCAGGTCTCGGCAGGCTGATCGGAGGTGTTGCGGCCCAGTTGAAACTGCGCTGCAAACCCGAAGCGATACGTCACCCGGTCGCCGCTGATCTGCACCAGCGCGCCACCGGTGTACTGCATCGCGTCGTAATCGCGATCCGGGTTCCAGCCCACCAACGCTCGCCACAACTCAGCGCGCAGGGTGTGCAGTTGCTCACTGGCTTCCTGCCCGCGCTTGTCACCGCCGTCGAGCACCACCACCACGTCAATCCGGTCGGTGATGTTCTGGCGAATAACGTTCTGCAAACCGTTGGCGGTGGACTGATCGCCAGTGGCAATGACGTACGCCGACGGGTGGGCGAGCTGATCACCGAGGGCGACCGCCGCCCAGTCGATACCGGCACTGATTCGCCCGGCAAAGCTCGGGCAGGTCGCCTGCAAGTGGGCAACTATCGGGGTTATCTTCATGAGGGGTTCCGCGTGTGTTGAAGGTTGATTGCGGCGTGGGAAACGCCTACTGGTTCGCCTTGCCCAACGCCTCATCAGCCTTGTCTGCAGCACGGCTGGCCGTGTGAGCGGCCTGATTGGCAATTGATGCAGCACTCTCGACCTTGTCTGCCGCCTGGGTGGTGGTTTCGGCCAGCCTGTCCAGGCGCCGGGCGCGCTTGCCCAGTGCTGCGTCGTAGGCATTGCGAACCTCGGCCAGCTGCTGCGTATGCTCGGCCTGAAAACCGAGCATCAGGCAGCCAGCGATCAGCAGCACGGAAATCAGCCAGACCTCCAGGCGCCGCCACCAATGGCGAGCGATGAAATCAATTGCGCATCTGTGCATCGTTTGCACCTCCGAGTTGGGATCGCAGCCGGGCTATTTCGGCGCTTTGCGTGGTGACCTTGTCGGTGAGTTGAACGATGTGGCTGGTGAGGGCTTCGATCTTGCCCTCCATCCGCCCAACCGCTGCGGCGAGCTCGTTGCGCTCCTTGGCGAACTGATCAGCCCGCGCTTCAGCTTCCTTGCGCGCCTGGCGCTCGGAGTCGAGCAGCTCATTGAGGCGGCGCACCGTACCGATGTCCGCGTTGTCCATCGCCCGGTCTGTTGCATCTCTGGAAAGAAACTTGCGCAGCCATAGAAAGCCGCCAAGCAGTATTGTGCCCGTGCCGCCCAGCCAAGTAGCTGTGCCTGGGCCTAGGTCGGTTGGGTCCATTGGTGCTCCGTAATAGGGTGGTGGACTCTCAAGGCCCTCGAAAATCGAAAGCCTGAATAAACTGGAAAGAGCCCCTTGATGCGGGGCTCCGTTGTTGGTTCAGAACGGAATGACTTGCACCGTCATGCTTGTGCATAACCCCACAGGGCAATGCGCTCGGCAAAGTACGGTGTGACCAGTGCGACGGTCTCCGCCTGATTGCTGGCCTCCAGGCTCATCTTTTCGCCATCGGTGCCTGGCCCTGTGACCCACAGTGTCACTGGCACTTTTTCCGCCTTCGCTTTATCGAGCAGGTTTTTCAGCGCGGTGCGACCGGCAGCCGTTGGCGGAATCCCTGTTTCGCCGATAAATGCGGCCATCTTGTTGGTCTTGGCATAGGTCAGAAACGGACCCACGATTTCATCGCGCAGAACGGTCGGCGAGATCAGGTCGTTGTTATTGGCGTAGGCACCGCTGGAGCTTTTATCGTAATCGCCGTAAGCATGGGCTTCCCAGACAATTGGATTGGCCGGGTCGACGATCTTCGACTGAAGGTTGGCAGAGACGGTGGCCCAGTTTCTGGCGCTTGCAAACTCAAGCCCACAAATGAACACCGGCTTTTTCGAGCTGTTGCGCAACGCCTGCAGCACGGTATTCATCGTGCTGATGTATAGCGCCTCAAGAGCAGGGAACGTAATGTAGTCCTTGGCACCCACCGTAGTATTCGAATACGGCTCGTTACCCAACCCCCAGCCCAACACCATCGGATCGTCGCATTCGGTGACCAGCTTCTGGTGAAAGTTGGCCAGGTGAACGGCGCTCCAGAAAGTGCCACTGACACCGTTCCCATCCTTGATCAATACCGACTCGGTTGCCTTCCAGCCGTTCTGATTACCGGCCTCCGCGGCAGGAAGAATGCGCCCGGTCAGGTTCCCGTTTGCATCGGTTTCGTAGCGATGCAAACGCATGTAGTGGTGCGGATCAGGAATGATTCTGGCCTCGCCATTGGAGTCTTCACGAATCCAGCCAAGCATTTCTTTCCAGCGCTTCACGAAGTCGGTATTCAGGTTCGCCCCTTGACCTGGCAGGCCGTCCAGAGTCGACAGTTGAATAGCGCGCTGAAGTTCGAACGGGAAACGGATCAGACGCACGCCCCGGTTCTTGAACCAGGTAGTGATGGTTCCACGATTGGGCCACTGATAATGAGTCCCTGCCTCGCCAGGCACGATCTGCCCGGCGTTAGCCACTGAACCCAGGTTGATACCTACCAGCGGAATATTCTTGAGCTGGCTGACAGCAGAACTGCTATTGGACAT